GGGTGAAACTATCCGAGTAGACATGGACGAGCAGGTTCTATACTTTGCCTGTTGTGATTGCGGGTTAGTACATACATTTGAGTTTAGCCACATTAAGGACGGTAAGTGGAATTTCATTGTATCACGAAATGAAAAAGAAACAAGAGATTTGACAGATGATAATATAAAAGATAAAGCTACTGCATTTGCAGATTGGCTCTCTGATAATGGCTATTGGAAACATTGTGACGAAGAGGAGTGGTACTATCAACTTGATAAAGGAGAGGTGAAATTGGATGAGCTTTGGGATAGATATCTTTCAGAGAAGATGGCAGAAAAAGTAATTCAAATGAAGAAACCAATAAGTAGAAAGGAGGAGGGATGACTATGCTGCAAACTAAAACAGATGCATTTATTTTGGGATTTGTATTGGGTGTATTTTTTCTATTAGCATGTATAATTATTGGAGGATAAGCCATGACCAAATTAAAAGAGAAACTTGAAGGAATAGCCAGAATGACTAATGATATGGGGATTATCAATCCGCACGATGCCAAACTCCTACTCTCCCTGATAGCTGATGTAGAGAAGATGAGGGAGGAGATTGAAAACACAATAAAAGGACTGCAAAGTAAACATGATGTCTTTTTAGGTACTAAGGGAGAATCGCATAGACAATCATTTAAACATGGATTGAGTTGGGCGATTGAATCAATTAGAATGATATTAGACCAACCAGACATCCCACCACAAGATAAGTTTGGTGATTGTAGTAAGCTGGAGGAAGCATTAGAACAATCGAATAAAGAATACGCTAACCAATGTCCACCTGAATGTAAGTGGGAGTTATATAGTGAGGAAGAAAATGTTTACGGAACATCATGTGATAATTTATATCAGATTATGAATGGCTCACCAAAGGATAATGAAATGGAATATTGTTCTTATTGTGGTAAAAAAATAGCATTGAAACCAGACAGCCCACCCTATAACGCAGACCCTCACCATAAAAGATAACGTATGAAAAACATAATCATCTACACCAACAGAAGCACTTTCATAGCCAGAGATATTGAGATGCTGAAATCAGATGAGTGGTATTTCGATAACAAAAAGACATGGATTTTGATGAGTTTCTGGCAACAGATAATACACTTCGCATGGACTAGGTATGATAATTATATCATCTGGTTCGGAGATTACCACGCTTTGATCCCTGTGCTATTTTCCAGGTTATTCAAACGCAAGTCATTTATTATTGTCGCTGGGTTCGATGCAATGAGTATCCCTGAAATTAACTACGGGATATTCTACAAGAAAGGACTTCGACAATGGATGGTTAAGAAGGCTTATAAATTATGCACAAAGATTCTCCCTGTGGATAGCTCATTGATGTACGGCTTTAACGAATACAACCACCAACCAACAGGACTGTTACACTTCATGCCTAAAATCAATCCAGATAAGATCAAGGTTATCAAGCAAGGAATTGATACCAATAAGTGGAAGCCGAAGAACATTTTAAGACCTTACGACTTCATTACCGTAGGGAACATAGACAACGATCAGACTTACTACCGCAAAGGGATAGATGTATTTATGAAGATGGCACGGATGATGCCTGATAAGATATTCCTTGTCGTGGGGTACGAGCAATACACTAACCAAAACATTCACTCCTTTGGGTTCTTGCCTATCAGCCAAGTCAAGAGATTAATGAACCGCTCAAAGGTTTACTGTCAGTTCTCTCTAGCTGAAGGGATACCCAATACTTTAATCGAAGCGATGGCTATGGGGTGCGTTCCTTGCGTTACTGATGTGAATGGGATGAGTAGGATCGTTGGAGATACGGGGGTCGTTATAAGCGACAAGAAAGAGATATATCCAGGTATGTTCAAAGCGTTGGTGATGTCGAATAAAGAATCAATCGAAAGAGTCAAGATAGTAGATACGAAGGTACGGAAACAAGAATTTAAAAAGATAGGTATAGTATGATTCAAGTAACTAAAGTAAGAATCCACTACGTCAACGGAGTCGTAGTTCATAAGAGCCAACGCAAAGCCAACAGGACCTTTGCCAACGATGAGGGAGTAAAGGCATACAGAGCAGAAATCAAAGCCCGATACGATGACAAGAAGACCATCAGAGGCAAGAAGTTCGATCACGTGGAAATCCTATTCGATATTAAATGTTAAAAAATGTTAAATTTTAGACCACCTTTCAGGTTTCTTCTATATATTTGCTCTGGAAAAATAACACTTGACAAAAGCTAAAAAAGGTTTATCTTTGTATTCAGAGGCTGGGTACCTCTCCAAAATCAACAAGCATGAGTATATATCTTTCTAACAAATTCCCAGGTAGATCAGAAGTAACAACGACATTTCTTGTTGGATGCTCTTTGTTGGTAACCCATACCCTGATCTCCTGGGTCTTATTTATTATGGCATATTATCCAAAAAGTTATGCGGAGATATATCCCGATAGAGATAGTTATGTTTATTCTTTGAGCGATCCCTTTACGGATGAGCTTTGCTACATTGGGAGATCAAGTAATATTAAAAGAAGGATTCAGTTACATAGATCACCAGGATCACAACAGATAGGTAATGATAGACTTAAAAATTGGTTAGTGTGGTTATACGACCAGAAGACATCACCACGAATGAGAATATTACATCATTGTAAGTCGTATGAATCTTCTATAAGTATAGAGAAAATGCTGATTAGAAAACTACACCCCAAGTACAATATTATATTTAATGACGGAGGTTATAATGGCTAAAAGATTTACAGATACCGACAAGTGGAAGAAGCCTTTTATAAGGGGCTTGCAAGGGGCATACAAGCTCCTATGGTTATACATTATTGATGACTGCGATCACGCTGGAATATGGCAAGTAGATATGGATGTTGCAGAGATAAGGATAGGTGAGAAATTAGACATAGATATAGCGGTTGAATTATTTGGCAATAAGATCCATGTATTTAACGATGCAGAGAAATGGTTTATACCAGACTTTATTGAGTTCCAATATGGGATACTAAACAAAGAAAATAAGGCTCATAACTCTGTTATCCAAAAATTAACAAAGTATAAAATTAAGCACCTTACAAGCTCCTTAGAAGGGGCTAAAGATAAAGATAAAGAGTTGGATATGGATAAAGATAAAGAAAAAGGAGTCCCAACTCAATCTGAAGTTGAGCAGTATTTTATTGAGAATGGTTATTCAAAACAATCAGGAGCAAAAGCATTTAATTATTATAATGTAGCTGGTTGGAAAGATAGTAGAGGGAGGAAGGTATTGGCGTGGAAACAGAAGGTAAGAGGTAATTGGTTTAAGCCAGAGAATGAAATCAAGACTCAAAGCAACATGGTCCGATGAAGATACTATCATTAAAAACAAGAAGCGTATATGATATTCAGATTAATAAGGCTGGAGAAAATCCAATCTTATGTCCTGAATGTAGTGATGACAGAAAGAAGAAGAAGTCTAAATCACTATCATTTAACGCAACAAAGGGAGTAGGTAAGTGCCATCATTGTTTAGTTGAGTTTGTAGAATGGAAACCGCAACTTGAAAAGAAAACGTACAAAGTTCCCGAATGGAAGAATAGAACCGACCTAACAGATAAGGCAGCGACCTGGTTTCGTGGACGTGGAATAACAGATGAAACACTAAATGCACTCAATGTAAGTAGCTCAACCGAGTGGATGCCACAGACGGAAAAGGAAGAAGGTGTGATCTGTTTCCCTTATTTCAGGAATGGTAAGCTGGTAAATATCAAATACCGAGATGCTAAAAAGAACTTCAAGCTATACTCTGGAGCTGAGTTGATCCTTTATAACATCAATAGCATCACAGATCAGAAGGAATGTGTAATTGTAGAGGGTGAAATTGATTGCCTTTCCTTTATACAAGCTGGTATAAAGAACGTGGTGAGTGTTCCTAACGGGGCTGGGGCTAACTCCTTAGAATATATTGATAACTGCTTCAATGAACTCCAACACATCGAGAGGTTCTATCTGGCAGTTGATAACGATCCAGCAGGGTTTATTCTCAGGGAGGAATTAATAAGAAGGCTCGGAGCTGAGAAGTGTAGCATCGTTCCATTTGATACTTGCAAGGATGCTAATGAATACCTACAACAAAAGGGAGGGTTTGAATTAGGTGGTATTCTAAAGAAGGCAAAGGAAGTTCCAGTAGAAGGGGTTGTATTTCAATCAGACATCTATGACAATATCTATTCGCTGTTCCAGAACGGGTTAAATCCTGGTGCTGGGGTCAACATACCTCAATTTGATGAACTGATAACATGGGAGCCAGGAAGGGTTGCAGTTGTTACTGGGATACCCTCTCACGGAAAGAGCGAGATAGTGGATTATATAATCTCCCGATTGAATATGATTCACGGATGGAAGGTTGCATACTATTCTCCTGAGAACTACCCGTTAGAACTTCACTATTCAAAGATAGCATCAAAGATAACAGGCAAAAGCTTCTCATCGAAGTTCATCTCCCATAATGAATTTGAGCGTACATTTGAATACATCAACGATAACTACTTCTTTATCTACCCAGAGGAAGATGTAACGGTTGAAAACATAATAGAGAAAGCAAGGTATCTTGTAAGAAGAAACGGAATCAAGGTACTAGTGATTGACCCGTACAATAAATTAGAGCATAGCAAGGAGAGGGGCGAGAGTGAAACTGAGTATGTAAGTAGATTCCTGGATCAGCTTTCTATGTTCTCCAAGCAGCATAGTTGTTTAGTGGTACTTGTAGCACACCCCCGAAAGATGGAACGTAAACGAGATGACACTACTAAATATGAAGTGCCAAACCTTTACGACATCAACGGATCTGCAAACTTCTACAATAAGTGTGATTACGGGCTGGTTGTTTATCGGGACTTCGCTAATAACATCGTTAGGATTATTGTATTGAAGGTGAAGTTTAAGCATCTCGGTCAGGGTGGGGAGGTTGCATTTGAATACAACGCAGTAAATGGACGGCTTTTAGTTAAAGGAGAAGAACCCGATTACGATAGTTACTTAACAAAGCAATGGAATGTAGAAGTTCCACAATTAGAGATGACTGATACAGAAAAATGTCCTTTTTAAGACTTTGACAACAAAATGAAAAACGATAATAACTTCTGATATGAAAGTAAACAAGATATACTGTGAGGATTGTTTGGATACGATGTCAAAGATGTCAGATGGATTTATTGATCTTACTGTCACATCTCCCCCGTATGATGGTTTGAGAGATTATAAAGGATACTCTTTTGACTTTGAGAGTATAGCTAAAGAGTTATTCAGGGTAACAAAACAAGGTGGTGTGGTGGTTTGGATTGTTGGGGATGCTACTGTGGGTGGGAGTGAAACGGGAACATCATTCAGACAAGCGTTATTTTTCATGGAGTGTGGATTTAATTTACATGATACTATGATTTATTCAAAGAGGGGTTTCAGTTCTCCATCGAATAATAGGTATCATCAAACAAG